CTACCTTGCAGCACTTTTTGTTATAAAAATAATAGAAAGGCGGTTTTGTTATGGCAAAAAAAGGCAAATTAACTGAAAAGCAGCAACGTTTTGTTGATGAATACCTGATTGACCTGAATGCAACACAGGCAGCTATTAGGGCAGGTTATTCAGTAAAAACAGCAGACGTAATTGGATGTGAAAACCTCACGAAACCTAACATTCAACAGGCTATTGCTGAACACATGGCAGAACGGTCACGAAGAACCGGAGTGAATCAGGATAGGGTTGTTTTAGAACTTGCCAAGATTGCATTTGTCAGAATGACAGACGTTGTTGACAGTAACGGAAGAATCAAACAGGATGCATCTGCTGATGATCTGTCTTGTATTGAATCAATCAAATATAAGGAATCTGATAATGAGTTTGGTGGAAGTGTTGAGAGAGAAGTCAAGATTGCTTCCAAGATGAAAGCCCTTGAACTGCTTGGTAAACATTTAGGTATGTGGAATGATAAGTTAGATGTGAATGTGACAGCCCCTATTGTTATTTCAGGAGCAGACGCACTTGAGGACTAAATACAGGCAGCCATCAAGTCAATATGTATTTGGTTATCAGAAGTTCATTCTGATGCCGGAAGATTACAAGCCTACAAAGTCCGGTAAGGTTAATGTGAAGTTACCGGAAGTAGTCGGTAAGGGTTACGGTACATTTTGGCGGTGGAAAGGTAGATACCGGGCAGTCAAAGGTTCACGTGCATCTAAGAAGTCAAAGACTACAGCATTATGGTACATCACCAATATGATGAAGTACCCCGATGCGAATACCTTAGTTGTCAGAAAAACTTACAGAACACTAAAGGATTCCTGTTTTACTGAACTGAAATGGGCTATACATCGACTTGGTGTTGATGCTTTTTGGGATATAAAAGAATCACCACTTGAAATGACGTATAAGCCAACAGGTCAAAAGATTTATTTCAGAGGACTGGATGACCCACTGAAAGTAACATCAATCACTGTTGATCAGGGTGTATTGTGTTGGATGTGGATTGAAGAAGCATATGAAATTAGTTCAGAGGATGATTTCAATATGCTTGATGAATCTATTCGTGGTGCAATCCCGGAAGGTTCAGACCTGTTCAAGCAGATCACCGTTACTTTCAACCCTTGGAATGAACACCATTGGTTGAAGAAACGGTTTTTTGATAACACTGACGATGAAACACTTGCAATGACCACCAATTACAAGTGCAATGAATGGTTGGATAAGGCAGACTTGAAAGTCTTTGAAACCATGCGGAAGCAGAACCCAAGACGTTATGCGGTTGCAGGACTTGGGGATTGGGGTATTGTTGATGGTCTTGTGTATGAGAATTGGCACGAAGAAGCATTTACACTGGAACAGATCAGACAGCAATACAGTATTGATTCAGCATTTGGTTTGGACTTTGGTTATACAAATGACCCATCTGCATTGTTTTGTGGATTCATTGACACGAAGAACAAAAAGATATTCGTGTATGATGAAATGTATGCAGCAGGTCTTTCCAATGAGCGAATATATCAGAATATCACTGATATGGGCTATGCGAAGGAAAGAATCACAGCAGATTCAGCAGAACCAAAGTCTATTGATCAGTTAAAGGGTTATGGTCTTAGGGTCAAAGGTGCTGAAAAAGGCAAGGACAGTATCAACAGCGGTATTCAGTTCATTCAGGACTTTGAAATTATCATACATCCAAGGTGTGTGAACTTCCTGACAGAGATTAGCAACTACACTTGGGATAAGGACAAGTTCGGTAATAAACTGAACCGCCCTATTGATGACTTCAATCACCTTATGGATGCAATGCGATACGCATTAGAAAAATATATTAAGAAAGGCAGCAGTTGGTTATACAAATAGCTGTATGGTTAAAATCATGAAAATAAAGATTCACAATGATGTATGGAAGGTCAAACTGGTGGATGCAAATGCAAAAAAAATGAACCCTGACCCAAACAGCTATAATTTTGGTCTGACCGAATATAAGGAACTTCTGATCAGCATTATGGACGGACGTTCTGAATCAGTGACACGTTCAACGCTGATTCATGAATTGGTTCATGCTTTTATGTTCTCATACGGTCACACTGTTGAAGGTGAAGAAGCAATGTGTGACTTTTTTGGTGTTCATGGGGATGAAATTATTGACCTTACAAATCAGATTATAGAAAGGTGGGGTGACAGGTGCTTACAGTCGAAGAAATAAAAATGTTCATTGATGAAGATGCTGCATCAGTGAAAAAGCATTTTGCAAGAATAGGTGAACGTTATTTTGACGGTGATCACGATATAAAAAATTACAGAATGTTTTACTTCAATTCTGACGGTCAGCTTGTGGAAGATACAAGCAGGGCAAATGTGAGAATACCACACCCATTCTTTAAGGAACTGACAGAACAGGGTACACAGTACACCCTTTCAGGTTCAGATGGTTTTGTATTTAGTGATGTACCTGAATTACAGAGTGAACTTGATGCAAGATTCAATAACAATGATGATTTTATTGATGAACTGTCAGAAACACTCACGGACTGTCAGACAAAGGGTTTTGCTTATATGTATGCTATGAAAGACAGCACTGACAAGTTGAAATTTACGTGTGCTGACAGTATCGGTGTTGTGGAAGTAGAAGCACGATTTGCAGAAGATAAGAAAGACCATGTAATTTACTGGTACGTTGATCGGGTTGACAAGGAAGGTCACAGAATCAAGAAAATTATGGACTGGGATGATGAACAGGTAGTTTACTATGTTCAGACCGATGAAGGGGAAATACAGCTTGACAATAAAGCCGAGGTGAACCCAAGACCACACATACTGTATCAGGTTGACGGTGATGATAACACCTATATTGATTCACTTGGCTTCTTGCCATTCTTCCGGTTGGATAATAACAAGAAACAGTTCAGCAACCTGAAAGCGGTAAAAGACCTGATTGATGATTATGACCTTATGGCATCCAGTCTTTCAAACAACCTGATTGACTTTGACCATCCATTATATGCAGTCAAAGGGTTTGAAGGTGATAACCTTGATGAATTGCAACAGAATCTTAAGACAAAAAAGATTGTTGGTGTCGGTTCAGATGGTGGTATTGAAGTACATACAGTAGATGTACCGTATGAAGCCCGGAAGGTTAAATTGGAACTGGATGAAAAGAACATATACCGTTTTGGTATGGGTCTGAACTTGTCAGGTCTGAAAGATACATCAGCAACAACCAATATTGCAATCAAAGCAGCCTATTCACTGCTTGACCTTAGATGTAAACACCTTGAAAGGAACATCAAGCGGTTCTTGCGTAAGATCGTAGCAGTCTGCATTGATGAAATCAATCAGCAGAACGGTACAGATTATCAGATCACAGATGTTTATTTTGAGTTCACCCACGAAGTAATGAGTAATGAACAGGAAAATGAACAGAATGAACTTACAGAAGCACAGAAACAGCAAGTACAGATTAATACACTATTATCACTTGCACAGATTTTTGGTAATGATCTGACTATTCAGTATATATGTGACGTTCTTGACCTTGACTATGAGGATATAAAGGACAAGTTGCCGGATAATGAAGCTGCTAAGGTGCAGCAGGTGCAAGATGATCTTGATTCTATTATACCGGATGATGAAGGTGGTGGAATAGGTGAACAAAGCACAGAAGGAAGTGCAGCAAGCACAGCTTAACGATGAAAAGAAAGTAATCAAGCTGTTAGAACTGGTATATGAACAGGCGAAAAAGGATTGTGAACAGAAAATCAGGGAACTGTCTGCAAGGACAGACCTTGAAAATCTGCAAAGTATAGTATACCAAAAGGAATATCAGCAAATGATGGTTGATCAGCTTGAAGCAATGCTTTATGACCTACATGAAGGTCAATTTACAACCATTGCTGATTACTTGGAACAGTCATATATCAACGGTTACGTTGGTATGTTCTATGATTTGCAAAGTACAGGTATACCGCTTGTAATACCAATTCAGCAAGATCAGGTTGTCAAAGCATTGAAAACCAACAGTAAATTGTCGAGCGGTCTGTATAAGCGTTTGGGTGAAGATGTTGATTATTTGAAACGCTCAATTCGTGCTGAACTTTCAAGGGGGATCAGTAGCGGTTCATCTTGGAATGAAATGGCGGTAAGGATTGCTAAGGGTATGAACAGCCCATTTAATAAAGCAATTAATAATGCAATACGGATTGCCCGGACGGAAGGACATAGAATACAGAATGAAGCAGCTCTTTACGGTCAGCATGTAGCAAAGAAAAAGGGTGCTGATATAGTCAAACAGTGGGATGCTACACTTGACAGTAGGACAAGACCGGAACACAGAGAAGCAGATGGACAGATCAGGGAAATTGATGAACCGTTTGATGTTGGCGGTGAGAAAATGCAAGCACCGGGTGTTGGTGGTTCTGCAAAGAACGTTTGTAACTGTCGGTGCTGTCTGCTGCAACGTGCAAAATGGGCTTTAGACGATGATGAACTAAAGACCTTACAGGAACGTGCAGCATTTTTTGGACTGGATAAAACAAAAGATTTTGAGGACTTCAAACAGAAGTATTTGAAACTTCCTGACAATGCTGATACAATGAAGGTGGAAACACTATCTAACCCGAAAGGTTCAGATGATTCAACATATGATGCATTTTTCAAAACATTGAATGACAGATTGAAAGTACCATACAATGCTGTTGAAAATCAAAAAATAAAAATGACATCTGATGAAATCATAAAGACTTTATCAGGTGGTGACCTTACTGGCGGTTCATGTGCATCTTTAGGACTTGCGTATATAGGACAGAAACAGGGATGGAACGTTTTAGATTTTCGTGGTGGGGAAAGTCAGAGCTTCTTTTCAAACACCTATAACCTGAAATCATTATTTGAAACTAAGGGTATTAAAAAAATAACTGCCAAAGGTGCGTGTACCGCAACTGTGGGGAAGAATCTGTTGAAGCAATGTGAAGTCGGAAAAGAATATTATCTTTATGTTGGAAAGCATGCAGCAATAGTTAGGAAAACAACTGATGAAGTGTTGCAATATTTAGAACTTCAATCACCTACACAGAGTGGGTGGCATGATTTTAACGGTAATGTTCGTCATACATTGGTAAACCGTTTTGGTTGTTCAAGTAAATCAAACAAGTGGTCACAAGAGGTTCATGGAATGATAGATATTGCTGATTCAGATTTCAATACTGATGACTTCAAACGGTTGTTAGGGTATATAAATACTGCTGATTCAGAGCAGAAGAAAGGACAATATGGCACAACCAAGTAAATTTTTTAAAAATAACCCTGATGATAAAATATGGTGGGTAGATGATCATGAAAAAGTTGGTGAGTGGTTATTTAGTTTTGACAAAAAACATATTTTCAATATGTTCAGAGATTACCCACATGAACTGACTGACGAACAGAAAAAAATATTCGATGAAGAAAATCCATACTGGGCTGATTTCTTCAAAGATAGATATTAAAAAGCAAAGGTACAGAATTGTATACCTTTGCTTTTTTTATTACCTATATGACTCTTATATGAGGTAAGAAAGGGGGATAAAAGGAACATGAAAGCGTTGTATATTTACTTGGTACTGTAGAAAGGTATGGTGATCCTGATTATCTCCCAACTATGGGTTAAATAGTATTTTTAAGACATCCGCAAGGGTGTCTTTTTGTCGTACAAAGAAAGGATGTATTTATTATGAAGAAATTAGTAAGTGCTTTAATTGTAACCATGATGATTGCAGGTTCTACTATCCCAGCATATGCCTGTACACCACCGTTAAAAATACCGTCTGTTAAAATCCCAGATATTAATTTTCAACCTGATGGTGCTTTAAAAGATGCAATCGATAACTATGTAAAAAATTGGCTTGAGAAATGCGTCCTCGCTGCACCGACAGTGAAATATGCATCTTATTTCAAGAGTGCATCAAGGTATTTTAACTATAGTCACGTAGCCGTCAAGTGGTCAGAGGTCGAAAACGCGACATCCTATAAGGTGCGTATCACAAAAGCTGATGGAACATGGAAAGAGTATGATACGACCCATACAGCATTTTACAGCACTAATTATACGGATGATTTTATCGCAGATGGTATGGACGGAGCTACAGTAAGCGTCAAAGCCTATGGTGATAACGATACATTTGGCTGGTGGTCAGACGAAACTACTATTAATAGATTTTAGTTTTGAAAAAAAATATGTCCGAAAAAGGCTTATGACGTTTAAACTGCTGCTGAAATACCCCTGCAACATGGGATATAAACTGTTGACCGTTCCCGGTGACACCGGATATAAAAACGTGACGGAGAAAGGAAGAAGAACATGGAATTTTTAAAAGCATTTTTTGGTGATAAGGCTATCACCTATGATGAACTGGTGCAGGCAATCAATGCCTATAACTGTGATGAAAAGAACAAAGAGAAGCTGATCAAGATGGTTAACCTTACTGATGGTGGTTATGTGTCTAAGGACAAATACATCAACCTTGAAACTGACCTTTCCGGTAAGACTACAGAACTGACCAAGGCAAACAACCTGATTGAAGAACTGAAAAAGTCAGCCGGGAAAGACGAAGAAACACAGCAGAAAATCACTGCATATGAAACAGAGATTACAAACCTTAAGAAAGAGAATGCAGAACTGAAAACAGAAAATGCATTAAAATTTGCGTTGGTTGCAGCAGGTGCGGTTGATGTTGATTATCTTGTATTCAAGGCAAAGGAAAAAGGTGAAATCAAACTTGGTGATGATGGGAAAATCAAAGGTGAAGATGATCTGATTTCAGGTCTTAAAACACAGCATCCTACCATGTTTGAAGCATCCAACAGCAATCAGCAGCAAAGTGGTAGCAGAAAGATTTTGGAAAATAACCTGCCGGGTGGGGATAAAGACAAGACAGTTACCAAAGAACAGTTCCTTAAGATGGGTTACAACGAAAGAATGAAACTTAAACAGGAAAACCCGGAATTATTCAAACAGTTAAATGTACATTAAGAAAGGTTAAAAAGGTGAATTAAATGCCAAGAACGGGTAATTTTGGTGGATTTGAATTTGACGAGGAAGTATTCGCAGGAATGATGCAGGAAGCAGATTATTGGACTACACCAATCCTTGCATCCGGTATTGTTCAGCAGGATAGTTCTATTATGGACTTAATCGGTGAGCATGGAAACGTGGCAACAATCCCAATCTATAAGCCGATTGACGCAAATGAAAGCGGTATGGAAGCACTGAACAACGATGGTGAAACAAACAACACACCTGTTGAAATCAGCGGTGACAAACAGACTTGTATGCTTATTCAGAGAATGAAAGCATTCAAGGCTAAAGACTTCACAAAGGAATTAACTGGTGCTGACCCTATGACACTGATCAGAAATAAGATTGCAGGCTATTATGGTCAGGTTTGGGAAAAAGAACTGATGAACATTGCACAGGCAGTATTGGCAGTTGCAGCACTTAGTGATCATGTACTTGATCTTACTAAAGGTACTAAGACAAACATTGAAGCAGGTACAATTTATGACGCAGAACAGGCAGCACTTGGTGATATGGCAGGTGGTCTTGGTCTGATGGTTATGCATTCCATGATCTTCAAAGAGTACAAGAAGATGGAAATGGTTGATTATGACAAGTATGTTGTCAACGGTGTGATTCAGAAAGAAATTACACTGCCAACTATCGCAGGTAAACACGTACTTGTAACTGATAGATTTACAGCTACAGGGGTAGGTGCAGATGCGGTTTACAGCACATATCTGTTTGGCGAAGGTGCATTTTTATCTTGCGATAAGAACAACTATGAGAATCAGTATACAACCAACTATGACCCGGAAGCATCCGCAGGTATTGATAAGTTCTATACTAAGCAGGGTAAGGTACTGCATCCGAACGGTCTTTCTTTAGCAGTCGATCAGATTGCAAAAGAATCACCGACTTATGCAGAGCTTGGTAAGTCTGCAAACTACAGCCTTAAGTTCAATACAAAGAATGTTAAGATGGGGCTTATCAAGTCTAAGGTTGGTACACCGGTTGTATAAGAAAGGGTGATCTGATGATATTAGCAGTTGATGAAGTAATGAAATTACCTGAATTTGCTGTGCAAACTGAAAAGGTAATTGAAGAAAAACTGAACGCTGCTGAACTTATGATCAGAGCATACACAAACAACAATTTTCAGAATCGGTTTGTTCGATTTACAGCTGATAGTTTGGGTAACAGACTGCTTGGAACGTCAGATTTTTTGAAAGTAAATGATACAGTTCAGATTTCACAGTCAATGGTGAATGATGGACTGTATACCATTACTGAAATTGGTGATGATTTCATCAGAGTTAATCAGGAATTGTACAAAAGTACAAACCTGATCACTAAAGTGGAATATCCGGCTGATGTTCGTGCAGGTGTACTTGAATTACTCAAGTGGGACATTAAGAACAGACCGAAAACCGGGGTCAAATCTGAAACGCTGTCAAGATACAGTGTAACTTACTTTGATCAGGACGCTAACAATCAAGTTATGGGCTATCCTGTTGCCTTACTTGGGTTCTTAAAGCCTTATATAAAGGCAAGATTCTAGTTATATGAGTGTTGGCGGTAACATTCAAGCATTGTTACAGGTAAAAAAAGAAAGCCTTAGAAATGCCATAGGTGAGCGTGAACACAAGTGGGTTGATTGTACATCAATCTTAGGTTGGTTGGATTTATCAACAGGTGATTCAAAGCACACAACTTTTTATGCCAAGGTTCAGGAAAGTACACACATTTTCTTGTGTGACTTTACCAATCTGAAAAACCTGTCAACTGATTGGGTTTGGAATCCATTCAGTTTTCTGACAGGTGTAATCAGTAAGACGGATGAACAGGAAACCGTTGATGTGACAAGTGACAATGCAAGAATGGTTGTAAACGGTGAAGTGTATGAAATCCTTCTGATTGATGACCCTATGAATATGCATGATCATTTAGAAATCTATTTAAGATTTACAGGGGGTCAGTAGTATGTCAGTTGAATTTACAGATAACACAGCGAAAATTAAAGCTGCATTATCGGAAGGGGTTATTGGATTCCTTCACGAAGCAGGTGGTGAAATACAGGCACAGACCCAAAGGAATAGCCGGGTTGATACCGGACAAACAAAGGGATCTTACAAATATATGGTTGATGAAGGAAAAGATGAATCAACTGTTGCTGTAGGTTCAGACCTTGAAAATGCGATTTGGGAAGAATTTGGTACTGGTGAATATGCACTGCATGGTGATGGAAGAAAAGGCGGTTGGGTTTATAAGAGTGAGAAAGACGGTAAATTTTACCATACTTACGGAAAAACACCACGACAACCACTCACGAAAGCATTTCAGAGTGTAGCCCCAAAGATAAAGAAACAGCTTGTAAATGTAATTAAACAGAATTTAGGGGGTTAGGTGTATGGTTGATCTCTTAAATTTCATAAATGAAAAATTAACACAGATTGGTATTCCTTACGAATATGGGGAATGGACGAAAAAAGTTACATATCCGTATTTTGTAGGTGATTACAGTGAAAATAGTTACAGTTTTGAGAATGGGCAACATACTGGAACTTTTACACTAAATGGTTGGTGTAGAGGTTCAAAGATGCCGATTCTTTTTTTGTGTGATCGTATAGAAAAAGCATTCCAAGATGTGACAGGTACGGTTGAATCTTCATGGGAGTGGGATACTTTCAGCCTAAAAGACGGTATGGTTGATGAAAAATGCAGTGCGTTTTATGTAACATACAACACCTGCAATGAGATACCGACAGGTGATGAAGATTTATATAGAATTATGATCACACTTAACACACATGAGTGGAAAGGGGCTTAAAAGAATGGGCTTAAAAAAACATGGTATTACATCTGAAACCATCAAGAACATGATCTTGGGTGCAGGTGTCATTTACAAAAATCTTAAGTATGAGAAATCAAGCAACGGTTGGACAGGTACCCCCCTTGGTGCAACTTCCGGTGGTCTTAAGTTCAACTATGAGGCACAGTGGCTTGATGTTGAGGTGGACGGTGCAACTGTACTGATCAAGGGTGTCAGCAAGCAGAAGGTTGGTGAATCTGCCACACTTGAGGGTCAGATGACAGAACTTACAGAAGATATTCTTGTAAGTGCATTACACCTCGTAAAATCCACTTCCGAAGATACAACCTATGTCAAATATGTATCTAAGGAAAACATCACAGAAGCAGATTATCTTGAAAATGTGGCATATGTTGGAACACTTTCAAGCGGTAAAAATGTAATCATTATTTTACCGAACGCACTCTGCACAGAAGCATTTGAACTGGAAACAAAGAACGCTGAACAGACAACATTTGCTGTCAAGTTTGAGTGTACAGCTGATCTTGAAAACGACAGCTTAAACAAGTTGGATATTGCTATTTACTATCCAAACGCTGTTGTGTAGGGGGGTGTGAATTATGCGAGTTGTAGTAGTAAGAGAATATACAGACAAGTACACAGGTGAAGGTCATGTGATCGGTGAAAAACTGGATATGACAGAAGAAAGATTTGCAGAAATTCAGGATAAAGGGATGTTCGTGGTTGATATTTCTGATGAAGTGGTGCAGCAGGAAACACCTGCTGTATCTGCTGAACAGGTAGAAGATCAGAAGCAGGAAACCGTGGGTGAACATACTGAACCTGTTGAACATGAAGAAACACCTACACCAAAACAGGATAAACCCGCAAGTGGTGGTAGAAGAAACAGAGCGAAAAAAGAAAGTGAGGATAAATAATTATGACAGATTTCAGATTTAAGGATTTAACAGTTGATAACGTATTTGACTTTTGTGAGGTTCTTGCAGTTATCGGAGTAGAACAGGTTATTGGTACATTTGACAAAGACGAGATTCAGCAGTTGCAGGAATCCGGTACGGATATGAAAGAAGTTGGTATTGTCATTGCTATGAAGGTGTGTGGCATTCTGATCAAGAACATTTCAAAGGCAAGAAATGAAATCTGTAAGTTTTTTGCTAACTGTATGGAGTGGGACAACGGTACAGCGGTTACTGCTGATGAAGTAAAGAAATTCAAGCTGAAACAGTTTGCTGTCATGGTAAAAGATTTTGCTAAGAAAGATGATCTTATGGATTTTTTCGAGGGTGTTGCCGAATTAGTGGGTACGGAATAGAACGATTCGATGAGTGCTGCAACCGTAGATATGGCAACCCCTATAGCTATTTAGATAAAGCAATCAGCCGAGGAAAGTTAGACGCTACTGTTAGAACTGTTCTGAAACAGGAGAATGAAGATAGACAGTGGGACTTATACTGTGCAATCACAGCAAACCCACTTGCTGATGATGTTGGAAATTTTGAAGAATTTAAACAGCGGTTTATGAGTACACCACCGAAAGTTGAAAAGACTGAACAAACTGAACCGACAATGAACAATGCACAGATTAAGTTACAGGTGGAAAAAGCAAATAAAATTCTGAACGGATTCGTGCCACCGTTGAAAGGGGGTGGCTAATCGTTGGATATTTTTTCGTTGGTTGGAAAAATAACGATCAATTACGCTGATGCGGTGAACAACATTGAAAAGGTTTCAAAGTCTGCAAAAGATACTGCTGAAACACTGGAAGATGTTGACAAAAAGGCAGGTGGTGCAGGTAATTCAGTAGAAGATGCCGGACAAGCTGCCAAAAATGCAGACAGTGGATTTACAACATGGAAAGCCACGCTTGCGAATTTAGTATCTACAGCAATCACAAAAGTAATTTCAGGATGTACACAGTTAGCTGCAAAAATGGCAGATGTGACAAAATCAGCGGTTGGTCACTATGCTGAATACGAACAGTTAGTTGGTGGTGTTGAAACACTATTCAAAGACAGTTCCGGTAAACTGATTGATTATGCTAAAAAGGCATATAAGACAGCCGGGATGAGTTCAAATAAGTATATGGACACCGCAACCTCATTTGCTGCTTCATTGATTCAGGGTCTTGGCGGTGATACTGCAAAAGCGGTTGAACTGACCAACCTTGCTATCACTGATATGTCAGATAATGCTAACAAGATGGGTACTGACATAGGTTCTATACAGGACGCTTATCAGGGTTTTGCAAAGCAAAATTACACGATGTTGGATAACCTGAAACTTGGTTATGGTGGTACACAGTCTGAAATGATCAGATTGATAAATGATTCAGGTGTACTTGGTGAAAAGATTGAAAGTTTGGATAACGTAACGTTTGACCAAATGATTGAAGCTATTCACAAGATTCAGGATAACTTAGGTATAACCGGAACAACAGCACTTGAAGCAGGTACTACAATATCAGGTTCATGGAGTTCAGTACAGGCATTGTTTGAAAATATCCTTACAAAAGTAGGTTCAAAACTTGCACCTACTGTTATGGGATTTTTACAGCAGCTGTCAAACTGGATGGAAACTGTTGATTGGGATGCGTTTGCCGCGTCTGTCGGTGATGCCCTGCAAAGGGTATTTGACTGGATTCAAAAAATTGATTTTACAACGTTCTTTGAAAAAGGAATGGACGGTGTAACAGAATTTATAGAAGGTCTTGGAGATTTTGCAACCAAAGCAATAGAAGTGATTGGTAATATACAGAATTTCATTGATATTCTCATTACATTGTCACCGATTATTTTAGGAGTTGTCACAACTCTTGGTTCACTGGCGGTTGCTTTTAAGATTGGAGAGATCATTGACAGTGTGAAAACTGCAATGACCGGGTTATTTGCTGCAATGTCAGCTAATCCAATCGTTGCGGTGATTGCTATAGTTGCAGGTCTTGTTGTGGCACTGGTAACCCTTTGGAATACAAATGAAGATTTTCGTAATGCAGTAACAGCTATATGGGATTCAATCAAAAATGTGTGGGAATCAGTCAAAGAAGCTTTTTCAAATTTAGCTGAATCCATTGGTGAAAAAATTGAATCAATTAAGAATTTTTTTGGAAACTTGAAAGACGCTGCATCAGAGAAGTTTTCGGCAATGAAAGAAGTTGTTTCAGAGAAGTTTTCACAGATCAAGGGAACGATGGGTACTATAATGCAGGCCGCAAAAGATACGGTGTCTGAAAAACTACAAAACATGAAAACTGCATATGCTGAACATGGCGGTGGAATCAATGGAATTGCAGCAGCAGCAATGGAAGGTGTAAAAGGGTATTACTCAGCCGGGTACACATTCATTGACAATTTGACCGGCGGTAAACTTTCAGCAGTAGCCGATAAGTTCAAGTCAAAAATGTCAGAAGCAAAACAGGCAGTTTTGAACAAGATATCAGAGATTAAAAATTCATTTTCAAGTGGTCTTGGTAATGCCTATTCGACAGTTACCAATATACTTGGAAATATTAAGAATAAGTTCAGCAGTATCCTTGAAGGTGCAAAGAACATTGTAAGTAACGCTATAAACAGAATTAAAAGTTTCTTCAATTTTTCGTGGTCATTGCCAAAACTCAAATTACCACATATTTCAATCAGTGGTTCTTTCAGCCTGACACCACCAAGTGTACCGCACTTTGGTATTGAATGGTACAAGAAAGCAATGGACGATGGTATGATCATGAATCAGCCGACTATTTTCGGTTACAACGCTAAGTCAAATCAGTTCTTGGCAGGTGGTGAAGCCGGAAGTGAAACGGTTGTCGGAACACAGAGCCTTATGGATATGATCAACTCCGCAGTTCAGGATTCAGATAATGATTTAGAATCAGCGGAAGTATTAAAGATGATATATGCATGGATGAAGAACGGTGGATTAAGAGAACTTATGATTGACGTGTTAACAAATTATGTTGAATTTGATGTGGAAGGGCGTGAAGTTGCGAGGGTGGTGAGAAAATATGCTTAATAAAGCCACTTACACAAATCACCTGAACCAGACTATAGAGTTTGGTTCAGGTGGAATTTTCTTGAATGACAGTGAGTTCTATGACTATGAGTGGTTATATGATAGTGATTATGATGAAATTACAAATTTCCATAAAGGTGTCACAAAGAAAAATGCCACAATTATTATTGCGGCAAACGAAGAAGAAGGTTTGAACATAAGAAACCGTATATATGAGGTCTTTGAGCGTGATATTCTCGCAGAAACACCGGGGAAACTGGAAATAAACGGATATCATATGTCTTGTTATTTCAATGCGTCCAAAAAATCTAATTATTATTATTGCAATGGATATATGGTTCTTACAGTGACCATGATTTCTGATTCACCGGACTGGATTATGGAGAAAGAATTCATGTTTATGAAAAATGATGAAATACAAGACGGTAAGAAGAAGGAATACCCGGTTTCTTACCCATATACCTATTCGTCTCATGCTCAAAGTAATAGTGTGGTTAATCCGTTTTTTGTATCAAGTGATTTCCGATTAAGAATTTATGGAGAAGTTGTAAACCCGTCTATTACTATAGGTGGTCATGTCTATCAGATGAACACATCTGTGGGGAAAGGGCAAAGAATTGAGATTGATTCGAATAAAAGAACAATAAAACTGATAAAACAGGATGGAAGTATAGAAAATCGGTTCTGGGAAGCGGATAAAAATTCATATATCTTTGAAAAAATTCCTACAGGTGAAAGTGCAGTATTGTATGATGGAACTTTTGGGTTTGACCTGATACTTTTGGATAGAAGGAGTGAACCGGGATGGTAATATATACAGATTCAAGCGGATTACCGCAAGGTGAGCTACATAACTATTCAATAGATTTGGATATTGGAAAAGATAATGATTTTCAGATCGGTATGAACTTAAAGAATCATTGTATGTCTCATGGAAGTATATGGTATGTAGAAAATACAGAATACGGCGGTATTGTCGATGATGTGAAAATAGATACCAAGAAAAATACCGTTTATTACTCAGGCCGTGCTTTTAGAGGAATACTTGAAAAGAAAATCATCGAACCTGAAAGCGGTCAAGACTATTATATAGTATCTGGTGATGCAAATAGAATATTAGAACAGCTTATAGAAAAGGTCGGACTATCTGACCTTTTTATTGTGCCTACAGATGATGCAGGTATAAAAATATCAAATAACCAATTTGAACGGTATACAGATATGTATGCAGGTGTCCAAAAAATGTTATCGTCTGTTAATGCGAAACTTGTGTGTATAGCTACAGAAGAAACGAAAGTTCAAATTCGTGCAAATCAGATTGAAGATCTGTCAGAAAAATATGAATACTCTGATGATTATGGTATGCAAGTGATTTTTGAGCAAAATCGCGGTGGTGTGAATCACCTTATTTGTCTTGGGGGTGGAGAACTTGCAGAACGTACAGTTGTACATTTATATGTAGATAACTACGGGAATGTGGGGGACACACAGTATTATAAAGGAGTATCTGAAATAACAGAAATTTATGAATATGGAAATATAGAATCCGATGAAGAACTCAGAAAACAAGGTATTCAAAAACTGAATGAATTGAAAAACAGAGACTCATTAACAGCACAATTTGACAAATTAGATGTGGACATTGGTGACATTGTAGGTGGAAAAAACAGACAAACAGGTGTGACTATGAAAGAAGTTATAAGTAGTGAGATTGTAAAGATTAAGAATGATAGATGTACAGTAACATATAAGGTAGGTGAATAAGGATGGCAGTTAGTTTAAATACCGGAAATGGTATAGAGGTTACCGCAGCGGCTGATGGTTCATTGTACAGAAATATGTTTGGTGAAGGGTTTCATGTTCTTGAAACAGGCAATCAATTTAAGATAGAAATTGTATCTAATACAGCGATTAAAATATTAGATGGTGACGCAATTATGGAAGGGCGTCATATATGGACAAAACCAGATGATAGCACAATTTTGAACATTGAAGCTGGCGAACAAGGAAAAAAACGAACGGATAATATTTTTTTAAAATACACAAATAATGGTGGAGTGGAAAAAGTCGAGTTTGAAGTTGTGAAAGGCAACAGCATACCTTCTAGTGACGGTTATAACCATAACACATCGTGGAGAAATGAATCTATTCTAAAAGGTGGTAAAGAATATAAGGCACTCTTATACTGTGTAGATATAAATGGGTTAAATATAGAAAACTACACAAAATTTTTTGTTCCACTCCAAAGTTTGTATGAATTAGACAAGAGGTTGCAGGAAGTAGAAAGAAAATTAAACTCAATAAGTTAGGATGGTGAATATGACGGAAATAGTATATTGTGAAATTGATGCTGAAAACCGTGTAATTATAGTTCCGCAGTCAGAAAAATTACTTGGAGTAGAATCTGACGAAAAAGGACAGAGAAAATACTTCAAGTGTCCTAAAATTGTTGGTGACAATATTGATCTATCTAAGTCGACCATATATATCAATGTACAGAATGCATCAGGTGCATCATCAGGAAAAGATAGATATTCTGTTGAAAACTTTAAGGTAACAGAAGATGTTGCAACGTTTGAATGGCAGTTAAAAAGAAAAGTTACGTCTTATAAGGGGACGGTACGTTTTAATGTGTGTGTTATAGAAAATTCTACACAGCGAGAATGGAATACTACCTACGCAGAAGGTATTACCCTTGAAGGTCTTGAACTTCTTACACCAGAAGAAGAGGAAACAAAAGGGTCTGATTATATCGGAGCATTGACAGCGGATGCTACAGCCACAGCGATAGATATAACCGAAGGAAAAACAGCCTATATTGAGGGTAATAAAGTAACTGGAACATTACCAACGAATATAAAAATTAATAAATATAACATGAGCGCAACTAAATTTAGAACGACTACTTTTGCAGGAATGAATTTAAAGTTTATTGATATTGAAGGAAAGATTGCACCAAATAATGATGAACAGCGGATGATCCTTAGTGGTGAAACTGATTTTTCGGTAGGAGTATCAGCAGCGGATTTCGGTACAGCTGATGCTAATGCAGTTTTAAAAGGCAGGACTTTTACTAGTACAGCCGGGTTAAAAGTGGAGGGTACATTAGAAATGAGTACCGGGAAAATGATAAAAACAGGATCTATTCCGGGTGTAGGTGCAAATGCACTTACCATACCAACGGGATTGTCTATAGTTGAAAAATTAGTATTGTTTGCTCAGAATGACCCTAACTCTGACGGTGTTCGTTCGTTGTTGTATGACGATGGGACTATATACGCAACTGGTGTATCACATAGTCAGTATCTAAATACTTTATCTTTTTCGTGTGGAACTATAGAAGTAACTGATGGTAATATAGTATATACCCCAAAAGATGGCACAAGCACAACAAACACTATGGAAAATGTAACTTATAGTTGGATTGCTATAGGATCATAGAAAGGATGAGATAAATGGCAAATATACAGCCTTATATTGATCAGATTCAAAATGCAGTATACGGTGAAGAAGTAAGATCATCTATTATAAATGCACTTGAAAAAGTAAATGATGATAATAATTCTTATGCTAATCTGAAAAAAGAAGTAATTGCTGCAAAAGATGCGGTTGATGAAGATGTTGATGCAGTACAGCAGAAACTCAATGCTGCAAGTACTGCATTGACTAATTTGCAAAATGCTACAAGTGCAGCTAATACAGTAAAAACCAATTTGCAGAACGCTACAAGTACGGCCAACACAGCAAAGGCAAATTTGACAAATGCAACTAGTGCTGCAAATACATCAAAGAAAAATCTTGATTCTGCAATTTCTGATGCAAGTACATCAATCAGTAATGCCGATACAGCAAAGGCAAATCTTGAAAAAGTAATTAACAGTGCAACAACCACACAGAGTAATTTACAGGATGTAATTGATAATGCAAATCAGATTAAGGGTCAGTTGGATAGTTCCAACGCTACGGCGGTGACATCAAAGAAAAATCTTGATTCTGCAATTTCTGATGCAAGTACATCAATCAGTAATGCCGATACAGCAAAGGCAAATCTTGAAAAAGTAATTAACAGTGCAACAACCACACAGAGTAATTTACAGGATGTAATTGATAATGCAAATCAGATTAAGGGTCAGTTGGATAGTTCCAACGCTACGGCGGTGACATCAAAGAAAAATCTTGATTCTGCAATTTCTGATGCAAGTACATCAATCAGTAATGCCGATACAGCAAAGGCAAATCTTGATGCATCTGTTGAAACAGCTAATAATGTATTACAGTCACTAAGTGCGGAAAACGCAAGTGCTGCAAGTAATATTGATGAACTGAAAAGTGAAAATTTCAATAGTCAAGAAATTCTTTCAGGCGTGGCAGATATTCGTGCCTATTTGGGTATCACTGCTGATGATATTGTTGGTATTCAGGTCGATTACAAAAATAAAACATTCAAAAGACTTGCCGGAGCAGCCAACCTTACAAAAGGTTCTGATTTTGACAAGTTCACAATGTTTGGTGGTCGTAAACGCTGTAATGTTGCCGATGATGGTTCTATCGTAGCATGGTATGGTGATGCAGATTACAAAGAAGATGGTTCAATGGGTCAGGTAATGGTATATCAGCCAAAGTTCTATTATTTGGTGTGTCCTGTAGAGTATGACCCTATTGATACAGGTATTGGTTACCACTTAAGAAAGGCAAACTATTATGTGTCAGGAAAGCCACGTGCAGGTTTCAGACTTCACCCGGCATTCTATGATGCATCAGGAAATGAAATTGATTACTTCCTGACAAGTGCTTATGAAGGTAGTATTTATGATGCATCAGCAAGTGCATATCTGTTAAATGATGAACAGGTTATGAACACAGGTGAAGATAAGTTTTCATCAATCGCAGGTGCAAGACCTGCATCCGGTTCTTCACAGAACCTTACAAGACCGAATATTGAAGCAATGGCGCAGAATCGTGGAACAAACTGGCATGGTGATCTGATTAAACAGGTATCTGCTGAACAGATGCTTATGATCATTGAAATGGGTATGATGAACTTACAGACAGCTATTGCACAGGGTGTTATTTCCGTACCTTGGACTACAGGAAGTGACACGACAAGTTCTTATGCTGCTACAACAGGTTCAACTGCTTCACTTGGAAATGGTACAGGTAGGGCAGAGAAAACAACCACATATGAAGGTGGTGTTGCCAAAGAATACACTGTTGACGATAAAACTTCTGTATGTTGGAGAGGCAAAGAAAACTTTTGGGGTAACATTTGGAAATTTGTTTACGGTATCAATTTTTATTATGAAGCCGGAAAACCATTTTTAGGTTATGTCTGCAAAGATTTCAATTATGCTGAATCTAAGAGTACAGATAATTATGAAAATATTGGTTTCTCGCTTCCATCAGAAAATGGATATATTTCAGCGATGGGATATTCCACAAAGTATGATTGGCTGTTCTTGCCCTCTGAAGTCAAAGGAAACAGTTCATTACCTGTTGGTGATTATTACTATCAGAATAACACTTGGAATGGTTACCGTATCGCTCTATTGGGCGGTAGTTGGAATAATGGCGGTGGTGCGGGTGGTTTCTGTTGGAGTCTGGCTTACGGTGTTGGTAATCGTAGTCGGACTATCGGGGGTCGCTTGGTATATATTCCAACACGTGATTCTGCTACTTATACCGCTGCAATCGAAGCGTGGAAGCAGAAAATGGCAGCTTAAACCGTAACTTGTAAACATAATTCATTAGGTTGAAAGAACTTCTGATATTTTCGTTATTTACCTGTAACGGAAACCATTAAAAATACAATCACTCAATTAGGCAGTAATTGGAATAATGGCAGTAATGCAGGTAGTTTCTATTGGAATCTGAATAACAGTGTTGGTAATCGTAATCGGAATATCAGGGGTCACTTAATAATTGCAAAGCATAGCCGGGTGGAAACATCCGGCTATTTCTATAATACTGTACGGTTCTTTCAACCATGCCACTAGGCAAAACAGAAAAATAGACGGTGCAGACAACCCAACTGGGAATACTGTCTTACTTACGAACAATAAGGAAAGGTCAACCGTATTTACCGGGCAGTAATGCCGGCTGAAATTCGGACAATGCAAATACCAAGGAATGAAACGCTATGATCACTTATATGAAAAAATTTATGACCTTGAAAATTTAAGAAAAGCACACCAACACGCAAAGAAAGGAAAAGGTTGGTACAGAGAGGTTCAGGAGATTGGCAAAGACCCTGACAAGTACCTGAAACAGATTCAGGAAATGCTTATCAACCACACTTATAAAACATCTGATTATGAGGTGTTTTATAAACAGGACGGTAAGAAGTTAAGGAAAATTTACAAACTGCCTTATTTCCCTGACAGAATTTGTCAGTGGGCTATCTTACAGGTTATTGAACCTTGTATCATCAATAACCTAACTGCTGACACCTATTCAGCAATACCAAACAGAGGTATACACAAGGGTCTGACAAAATTACAATCTGCAATGTGGAATGACCCGGAAGAATGCAGATATTGCTTAAAATTGGACGCAAGACACTATTATCAGTCAATCAACCACGATCTTCTGAAAGAGAAGTATTCAAGAATGTTCAATGATAATGAACTATTGTGGCTGTTAAATGAAATCATTGACAGTATTGAAACAGCAGAGATTGAGGACTTAACAGCAATCTATCTGTTGGAAGAAGATATTGACCCTGAAACTGGTATACCGATAGGCAACTACTTATCACAGTATTCAGGTAACTATTATTTTTCAAGTTTTGATCACTGGATAAAAGAACAGAAGCACGTTAAATACTACTTCCGTTATATGGACGATATAGTTATTTTTGGCAAGACGAAAGAAGAACTGATTGCCTTGAAGAAAGAGATTGATATTTATTTCAGGAATGAACTGAAATTGAATATAAAAGGAAACTGGCAGGTGTTCCCATCTTACATAAGAGGTGTTGACTTCTTAGGGTACAGAACATTTTACAAGTATACATTACTTAGAAAAAGCACCTGTTTGGAAATGGAAAAGAAAATGACCGCTATCAGGAACAAAGTAGAAGCCGGGAACATGATGAACTATTTAGAGTGGTGTTCAATCAATTCTTACAAAGGTTGGTTGAAATATGCTGATACTTTCCGGCTATATCAAAAGTATGTTGTACCGCTGTTACCTTATGCGGATGATTATTATATACGCAACATAAAACCAAACACAAAGAAAGGATTGAATGCAGCATGATTGATTATGGAAAACAGAAAAGCACTGTCAGACCGGAAGAACTGGAACTGACAGAAACAAAAGTATTTGTCAGTTCCAATATCACAGAAGTGAACGAAGATGAAACTGACGGACAGCCGGGATTTACCGGATATGAATTTGACCTTATCGAGTATGACAAGGACGAATACATTAAAATTCAGGCAGAAAAGAATGCTGATCTTGAAAATGAAATTACACAGGCACAGATTGCTATGTGTGAAATCTATGAAATGATGGGATAAGGAAGAAGGTGTGAAGTATGGCAAAGATTTATGCATCACTAATCATTAAAGGTGTTAAAACACTGGACGATGTACCGGACAGACTGAAAGAAGCTGTCAAGGCTATTTTAGAGGGTGATAACTGATGATACGTCAGTTGATCATAAAAATTCTATTCAGAAAGGATGTGCAGACTATGGCAATTATCTATGCAACCCTGATCATTAAGGGTAAGAAAACATTTGCTGATGTTCCTGATCGTATCAAGGACAAAGTAAAGGAAGTTTTGGTTGATCTTGATTGTCCTGAATTAGCAGAATAATCAACAGACAAGGAAATTATCACGGGAACAAAAACAACCGCCATATGACGATTATATAACGTCAGAAGCGGTTGTTTTTGCGTACAGAAAGGACAACAGACCGTTGGAACAGTTTATTTATTCAACATACACGATTGTGTTACCGATCATTGTCACTACCCTTATGGGATATGTGGTTTGGTTGCTGAAAAATCAAAAGAAAGACAGGGATGCAAACAGTAAAGGTACAATGCTTTTACTTAGGGTTCAGCTTATCGAATATCACGATAAGTATATGAGACTTGGCTCAATCCCATCGTATGCTTACGAGAATTTCTGTGAAATGTATAATGCGTATCACAAACTCGGTGGCAATGGAATGATTACAAAGATGATGCACGAAATTGAAGAATTGCACCTAAGAGGAAAAGGAGAATAGAATCATGGAACAGATTATGAATTATGTAAAACCAGAGCTTGTTGTCGTGGCAGTTGTCCTGTATTTTATCGGAATCGGACTAAAAAAATCTGAAACCGTAGCGGACAAATACATTCCGGCAATCCTTGGAGTTGTTGGAGTTGTAATTTGCGGAATCTATGTTGTTGCAACTTGCGACCTTAAAGGTACACAAAATATCGCAATGGCAATTTTCACAGCAATTGTTCAGGGCATTCTGGTTGCGGGACTTAGTAATTATGTAAACCAGGTGTTTAAACAGTTAAATAAAACTGAGTAGACAGCACAAAGATGGAAAGGAGAGATACTATGGCACATTTATTTATTATCGCTGGTCATGGCGCCGGTGATTGCGGAGCAGTAGGATATGGATATACGGAGGCAGAGCGTGTACGTGCGCTCGCTTCCAGATTATTAGCATTAGGCGGTGGAAATGTCACGGTCGCTGACATGAACCGGAACTGGTATGCCGATAATGGTATTATGAGCTTAAATATCCCTAAAGACTGGCAGATTTTGGAGTTACATATGGACAGCGCAGGAGCTTCGGCGAAAGGCGGACATGTAATCATTAAAGAGGGATATAGTCCAGATAAATATGATACTGCATTGTCAAATTTTATCAGTACATTCTTTCCGGGTCGATCAATCAAGTTAGACCCTAGGGATGATTTAGCAAACCCAAACAGAGCGGCAGTAAAAGGTTATAGCTACAGACTGTTGGAAAATGGATTTATCACAAATTCCGATGATTTAAACAAATTTAACACACAAACTGATGAACTTGCAAAAGGGATATTAAAAGCATTTGATATTGGATTTGCCGAAACAAAACAAAACAAGCAGGTTGATGAAGATGGTGAGACAAAGTCTGGAACACACCAAGATACAGTACAGCATTTTGGTAAAATCTCATATAGAGGACATATGCGTGATTTTGGTTGGGGTTGTTGGCAAAGTGATGGCTTGATGGTTGGAACAATCGGAGAGAATAGACGTATTGAAGCGTTTAACCTTATACCAGTTGGAGAAACGGATGTATCAGTACATATAAAGGATATCGGTGATAAAGAATATAAGAATATCACTAGAAATACTTTGATTGGTACAATGGGGCAGAAAAAACGTATCGAAGCAATTAAGATTACAGGCAAAGACACAAATTATGCTTACAGAGTACACCAGAAAAATATCGGTTGGAGTGCATGGACATTTAACGGTAATTGGTGTGGAGTGAAAGCAAAGAAACTACAGATTGAAGCAATCGAGATAACAAAAGCAAAATTCCTTGCTACTCCATTTGTACAAAACAAAGGTTGGCTACAAGAATCTGTATGCAACAACGTTATCGGAATAACAGGACATAATTTACGTTTAGAAGCGTTTAAAATCAATCCTTTAGGCATGGATATTGGTGTTAAAGCACATATACAGGATAAAGGTTGGGTTGATTATGGAACGATAAACAAAGATACTGTTATCGGCACAACAAACGAAAATAAACGTATAGAATGCTTATGTTTGAAGGGTGACTTTGAATATAGAGTACATATTCAAAACAGTGGCTGGACTAATTGGACAAAAGCTGATGGAGTAGCAACACTCGGAACTGTAGGACAGGCATTAAGAATTGAAGCTATTCAGTTTAGATAAACGGATAGTTGAGAAGCTATTGCAAAAGAAGTCATTCGGGGTGACTGGGGGAATGGTCAGGAACGAACTGACCGCCTGAAGGCTGCGGGTTATAGTCCTACAGCTGTACAGAAAAGGGTCAACGAATTAGTATAACAGATGGTTCAGTGGTGGCATTGCCACCGACTTGCCACCATTGCAGACATACAACACAAGAACTTACAAGGCGGTAAAGTCTGAACTATTTAAAAATACTTGATTTTATAGGCTATTTGAGAATGTACAAAGCCGTACAAGGATTTAAAAACAGAACACTTAACAAACTTATCATGTGGAGACTGTGGTAGGACTACACAGAAAGGATATGTAGAAATCCT